TTCGATCCCAGCCGGGCGCGCCACTTGGGCTTGAGCATTGTTGCCGATGCCCGTGACTACCAACCCCACGGTACTGACCACTGCCATCGTTGCGATGGACATCGCTGCGTGCGCCATTGTCGTTAGAAACTGGCGGCCCGTTTCGCTGCGCTCAGCTTCAATTGCTGCGATCTGGTAGCACAGTTCGCTCGGGTAGCCTAGGGCCATGCCGATGCGGACCGTCGCGGCTGGCGTCATTGCCCCGCGCTTCTTCCACATGCTGACCAGTTCTTGGCTGACCTCACAGAGCGCAGCAATGGCCTTCTGACCGTGGGGCTTATTGGCTTCCACGTATTCATTAAAAAAATCAATCGAAGTCTTCATCACTTAGCTCCCTGCGGACCTTGACTTAACAATTTGTTAGGTCCAATAATTCGCCCAACAGTTTGTTAGGTAACAGTTTGTTGGGTTGGTCGAACTATAGCCGGTAAACGGCAGGGGGGTAAACGATGGCGATTCACCTGGTCGAAGGGCTGCCGCGCGATGGCATGTCGTTCAAGGCTGTGCAGCGGCCTCTTGTCGCTGTGCTCTTCGCCCGGGTAGACAGCGTCTACAAGACCCTGCCGGATTGCGACGTGTGGGATGCCGATCGTGATGCACGTCGTTGGCCGGGTGGCTGCCCGGTTGTCGCGCATCCTCCCTGCCGTGCTTGGGGTCGCATGCGCCAGTTTGCCAAGCCTCGTGATGACGAGCGCGACCTGGCGTTCTTCGCTGTCGAGCAGGTTCGTCGCTTTGGTGGCGTGCTTGAGCATCCCGTTGGTTCGCAGCTTTGGCCGGTGGCTAGCCTCCCTGCACCTGGCCGTCGTGATCGTTTTGGCGGCTGGACTCTCCCGATCCATCAGCACTGGTGGGGCCACAAGGCGGAAAAGGCGACTTTGCTGTATGTGGTTGGTGTGGAGCCTTTGAGCGTTCCTTCCATTCCTTTCCGTATCGATCAGCCGACGCATTGCATCCGCCCGGCGAAGGGCAGTGCCCTTCCGACTGTCACCAAGGCAGAACGAGAACATACGCCCGCGCTTCTTGCGGCATGGCTGGTTGACCTGGCTCGTCGTGTTGAGGTGCGTTGATGGGCAAGCTCAAAGCCTCTCTCACATCGGTTGGCGCAGCAGCGGCGCATGTCGCGCAGCGGCTTGCGCCGCAAACGGCGAAGCGCAGTGAGAGCGCACGCGGCGCGAAAGCGCCTGAATGCCCCCCCTCTAGTAACACGGGGGGAACGGAATCCGCGACGGCGTGCGCAGTACCGACCCCGATGCAGTTGGTGATGACCGATACCGGCGAGGTGAAGGCGGTCATGGTGCGTGTCCCGGTGGAAGGGCAGGTCGCCATGATTGACACCTTGCGTTTCACCATCGGTGAGGAAACGTTCAAGGCGGACGTGGGCGGCGTTGATGACGTGGCGTACGTGATGGCCCTGTCGGAAAAGCTCACCGAGATACTCGGCTACGGCGTGACGCAGGATTTGAAGCGCTCGCGTGACTTCTACCTCAATGCGTGGGAGTTGGGCGACAACTACGGGCACGTGGGTATCGGTGGCCAGAATCAGCGCTCGACCATCATGGTGAGCATCAACGGGGCCGGGTGTCTGGCTGCGCGTGCAGGATGGGAACGGCGTTTGTACGACTTCCTCAAGAGCAAGGCTCGCCGGCCGAGCATTACCCGCGTTGACCTGGCGCACGACTGCTTTGACGGCGAGGTCACGGTCGATCAGGCCGATGAGTGGTTTGACGATGGGCTGTTCACCGCTTCAGTCAACGCCCCGCACCATGAGTACAAGGGCAACTGGAAGAAACCAAACGGCAAGGGCCGGTCCCTGTACATCGGGCTTCGCCGCAACGGCAAGCTTTGCCGCATCTATGAAAAGGGCAAAGAGCAAGGTGACGCCCTGTCTGAATGGGTGCGGATCGAAGTCGAGTACCGCAACGTCAAGCGCGTCATTCCGTTTGATGTGCTGCTCGATCCATCGGCGTTTTTCGTAGCGTCCTATCCCTGCTTGCGCTTCATCGATCCCGGTCGCCAACCGGAGCGCATGGAAATTAAGCGCAAGACAGCACAGATCAACGTTGAAGCCTCGCTTGACAACATCTGCGCGAGCTATGGCAAGTACGTGCGCGTGATGGTCGGCTTGATGGGCGAATCAGCGTTCGTTCAGCGTGTCACGTCGAAGTCCGAAGCGTGGCCAGAGCGCTTGAAGGTGCCCGATTACGAGTTGTGCGATAGGCCGATGCACGAGCGCGCGCGCAATCCCCGATTTAACGATCTTGACCCCTCCGACGATGGCTGGACGGGGGAATCGGTCATTTCACCAGCCTGCAAGGGAGTAAGTCATGCGTTTTACCAGTGAAGTTGTGGTGTACGGCCTGAAGGCATCCAAGGGTGACATGGATGGTGTCGCGTTCGATTCGTGCAAGGCCTACGTGCTGACGCCGTTCGATGAGTCCAAGGGCACGGCTCGCGGTGCTGCAACGGCGGAATACACCATCGGCAAGTCGGACGAGTTCGACAAGTACACCAAGGTGCCGCTGCCGTTCAAGGCGAATGCCGACATGGAAATCACGACTAACGGCAAGACGATGAAAACCATTGTGCATTCGCTGGTGCCGGTGGCGCCTGCCAAGTCGGGCGGCTGATCGTGGCGAACGTCGCTTTCGTGGTGCAGGAAGTGAACTCCGGTCTTTTCCTGTGTCCCTGCGGGGGCGATGTGGGGTTCACGCACCGTCTACGGGAGGCCGGGACGTTTGAGAGCCGAGAGGACGCAGTGGTTACCGCTGTCGATCATTGCGACGAGGCGTTTGATGTCGTGGCCGTTGTGAAGGGTGGAGGCTACTAGTGCGTGATTTCGTCTTTGGGTTGGCTGCGTTTTCGATAGGTGCTCTCGCAGCGCTTGTTGTCTGGATGCAGTCCGACCTCGTTCGCGCTGTGGTTTGGTACTTCCTCAACAGGTGGGGTGCGTGATGGATGAGTGGAAGCGCATCGGATGGTTGGCGGTGGGGATCGTCATTGGTGCCGGTTGGGCATACGCAGCGTCGTGGCACTGGCTGCACGGCGTTGATGTGCGCGACGAAATGGAACGCGCAACGGCGCAGGTTTCGTATCGCTAAGGGGCGGACGTGGGCATAGCCGATTGGTTCTCTGGTTTGTTCGATGACGGCTCTTCCGACCGGGAAGAGTGCCTACTTGCAGCAGATGAGATGCAGGGAAAAGTCGAGCGCGCCCAGCGGAAGCTGGATGCAGCAAACCGTGAGGCCGACCGTGCATCTGAGCGGCACACAGAGGCGATGGATCGGGAGTACGCGGCAACGTTGAAGGCATCGCTGGTTGCGGATCGTCTTGTTGTTGTCACTGATCGTCTGTGGGCGGCAGAGAAGAACGGCGGTGCTGATCCCGGGATGAAGTTGGCGAATTGGGACGATGAAGCGGAAGAGCTAGCTCACATATCGCATGGCCTTGAAATGCTGCAGCAGCGTTTTGAAGAGCAACGCGAACAGGCTGAGTCAGATGCACGCGAGTGGGAGCGCAAGGCGTGGATGGCAATTGCTCGTGGCAATGAGTTGGAGCAGCAGATTCGTAAGTACAGCGAGCGGTACGACGAAGCAATTCAGGCAGCAGGACTGTAGGAGAGCGTGATGGCTTATGACGGTTTCATGGTGGTTGCGGTGGGGTTGCTCGCCGTCTGTTTCTGCCTTGGCTTCAACGCGGGGAACACGCGATGAGCTACAGCGCTTCCGACCTTGCCACGTACGCAGGATTCTGCATGTTGTTCTTTTTTTCGGGCTGGCTTGTTGGGTCGCTGTTTCGGCTCGGTCGCAAGCTGCTCGATCTGTTTTGACCGGTTGACGGGCCAAGCCGGGCAATTTCTTAACCGGCCCATTTTTGGAGGTGAATCATGAAGTTGAATCTGGAAGGTGTGAAGCAAAAGCTGCTGCTGGCATCGGTTGCTGTGGTTGGCATGGTGGGCGCGGTCGGTGCGCAAGCACAAACCACGTTCGATTTTCCGACTGCCATGCAGCCGGTGTTCGATAGCACCACGTCGAACGCTACGGCGCTCGGCACCAAGGCCATCGCTGCTGCGGTCATCGTGTGGGGCATTTACATCGGCTTCCGCATCGGTCGCAAGCTGGTGAACAAGGTGGCGTGATGTACCGGCCCGCGTTTGCTCCCCTGGCCCTCGCGGGCCTTTTGTTTTTGAGCGCCTGTGGCACTCGGCTTGATCCCATGTATGAGGTCTTTTATGCCTGTCATTCCTATGAAAGCCCCTGTGCGCGTTGAGGGCGTGCGGCGTGTCTGGCTCGATCTGCTGGTCGGGCCTGTCTCGCTGGCGTTTGTGCTTCTTTGGTCGTTGTTGTTGTCGGTGCCTGTGCATGCGCAAGTGAACATGACGCTTGGGCAGTTGATGCCAAGCCTTATTCGCAATACCTCGCAGGTGGTGACCGCAACGTCCAGCGGCTTGCAAGTGGCTGAGGCGGGGACTGTTGCGATCGGTCGTGGATCGAGCGTACTTGGCGCAGTTGCGATCAATGAGTTGCGGTCGATCCCGTTGGCGTCGATTGCTGGTCGTGCTGTGACGTCTACTGTGCCGGTGGTCTTAGCAATGCTGGCGGTGGACCTGATTAAGTACGGCATCACGCAGTGCACTACCAGCCCGAATGGGTGGTGCAAGCCCGGGGCTGCTAATCCCGCGTCTGGTGACACAGGCTTTAATGGCTACGCGTGGTATGTGGGTAGTTCGAATGTCACTAATCAGCCGTTCTCAAGTCCGGCCGCAGCGTGTCAGGCATTGGTTGCTGTATCTAATGCGGCTGGCGACAACTATACGTATAGCTATGGTGGGGTAACGCTGAATGGTGATGGCACGGGGAGGTGCAGCGTCAATATTCAGAGCAAGAATTCGAGTTGGACGGGAACTGGTGGTGCTGGGTTGACGCAGGCGACGACTTGTGTGACTGGATACGTTCTCTCGGGCGGTACGTGTGTTCCTGACCCAAATTTGAATGTGAAGCCTGCGCCGATTACCTATCCAGAGTTGTCGCCGAAGTTGGCTGATGCGTTGAGTGGCAACCCGCAGCGCGCAAAGGACTATTGGGGCTTCATGCCGTGGACAGATCAGCTTGCAGCGTTGGGGGATCCGTCTACGCAGGCTTTGCCCGCGCAGATCGTAAGTCCTTCTGATGGCAAGGTGACCGGTCCGTCTACGACAACCACGACTTCGAGTGGCACGACGACGCAGCAGACAAGTTGCACCGTGTCGCCAAACAGCGATGCATCGTCGCTTGCCAATAAGCCGGTGTCGGTCGCGTGCACAACGACCACGACTAATCCGGATGGCACTACGAGCACTAGCACAACGACAACGACGCCCACTACAACAACGGACCCTAATTCGGCTTCGTCTCCGGCTGCGCAGTTGCCTGCTTCTTCGCCCATGCCGTGTGGGCTTGGCACATCAGGAAGCCCTAAGTGCCAGATCGACGAAACGGGTACGCCTACGGCAACTGCTGCAACTTCTTCGATGACGCAACCTGCCACTGATTTACAGACAGCCGAGCAAACAGCGGAGACACAGCTACAGAGCGTCAATAACAATAGGTCGTGGAATCTCACGATGCCGCACATCCTGCCCGGGGGTTCATGCCAGCCTATCGAGTGGTTTTCGTGGGGAGCGTGGCGGGGATCGTGGGATGTGTGCACGCAACTGCAATACGTTCATGACCTGCTCGCGTGGTTGTGGCCCGTGCTGTCTGCTGTGTATGTGTGGAACAAAGCTGCCGGCGCTAACGCTGGTGCGGTGTAAGGGGGAGCTATGCCGTTACTCGCGTCGTTGATGGTGTCGCTGTTTGGTTCGATGGCTGGCTTTTTCGCCAAGTGGTTCACGCAGAAGGTCGCGTTCGCGATGGCTGCTGTCAGTGCGTTTGGTACGCTTACTACCGCCATGCTTGCAGCGCAGGCTGCGGTGCTGAACGGGCTCATCGGTGCAATGCCTTCGTATCTAGCCGTGCCGCTTGGCGATGCTATGTGGCTGCTCGCCGCCGACAATTTGAATGCCGCGCTCGACGTTGCGTTTGCAGCCGATGCAGCGATCTTTCTGTATCGCTGGGGCGTTGGCAACATCAAGATCGTTGCGGCTGCCTGATATGCCGATCTACATCATCACGGGCCGCCTCGGCTCCGGCAAAAGTCTTGCAACGGTCGGTCGTATTCGTGACTTGCTCGCGGAGGGCCGGCCTGTCGCAACGAATCTCGATTTGAATCTCGAGAAGCTGTGCGGGCCGCAAGCGAAAACGCCGCGTGTTGTGCGTCTACCGGACAAGCCGGGCGTTGCGCATCTTGAGAGTCTTGGGCGCGGCAATGACAGCTATGACGAGACAAAAAACGGCGGGATTTTTCTCGACGAAGTGTCGCAGCTGCTGAACGCGCGGAACTGGCAGGACAAGCGACAACAAGACGTTATAGACTGGCTAGTGCATAGCCGGAAAAAAGGCTGGGACGTGTATTTCATCTGTCAGCACATCAGTCAGGTGGATCGTCAGGTGCGGGACGCTCTTGTCGAGTATTTGGTCGAGTGCCGGCGTTTCGACCGTCTCAAAATCCCCTTCATATCAAGCGCTGTGGATACGTTCACGCTTGGCAAGATCAAGCTCAAGCTTCCGCGCATGCACGTGGCAAAGGTGCTCTATGGCACCGAGTTCAATGCGATGGTGGCCGACCGGTGGTGGTACCGGGGCGAAGACTTGTATCAGGCGTATGACACGCGGCAAGTGTTCAGAGAAGACGCATCGCAGGCGCCATACAGTTACCTGCCTGGGTGGTATACGCACGGACGACTACAGCCGCAGAAGGTGCGCGGTATAGAGGCGAAGCTCAATGAGCGTCGCAAGATTTTGAAGCTGCGCGAGGCCGGGATCATCACGCAGGAGCAATGGAAGGACTGGTCGAATTTCATTTCGCGTTGTCCTTCTTGGTGAGTCCAGCGTCGGGAGTGTCCGCGCCTTTGATCGGGCGGAGGAGGTGGTGCGTTTGCAGAATCTTCGGCGGTTGTCGCACGGCCAGTGCGGCTGGCGGGACCGAGCAGCGGGTATGACTGTCGAGGCATCTACGTCGATGCCCAGGTAGACCCCCCTCTTGCAAGCTCGCTTTTCAGTGCTTGAACTGCCGTATCACGATGAGAGTGGCGAGCAGTGCCAATCCATAGACGATGACCTTGACCGTCCAATGCCAGTGGACCCCGGGCACGTCTCTCAGTTCGGGGGTTCCCGTATTACGTGGCACTTCTCGCGATGGTTTGGGGAAGTATTCCGCGTCGCGTTCGTCTTTGCCTTGTGAGCGTCGGGTACCTGCCTTCTCGCGATAGTTGTCGCGTTTCCGCAGCTTCTGTATGTACCAATCGCGATCTTGCACCCCCATGGCGCTCTCCCCTGTTCTGACGGTCTGTTAATTGCAGCGGTAAACTACACCAAAGAAAATGCAGCAGGCGGGGAGTATGACGTTTGAGGATGTCATTGGCATCTATATGTCGTCCGTCGCGCATCGTAGTCGCCAGCGCGATTTTTATTCGCTCCAGCGATTGCAACCCCACTTTGGCGGGATGCCGATTGTCGATTTAAAGCGTGCGCACGTGCGGGCCTATGTTCAGCGCCGTACGGTGGATGGTGTGAAGCCAGCTACGGTCAATCGAGAATTAAAGCTGCTATCGGCTGCGATCAACTATGTTCGCATTGAGCATGACCGACCTGAGTTGCCAAATCCGGTGCAGCGCCTGGGTATTGGTGAGGGTGAGGGTCGCGTGCGCTGGATCACAATCGGTGAGGCGTCGGCATTATGTGAGGCTGCGGAACAGCATGCGCGGCGCCCTCACCTCGCCGCATTTATCCGTTTGGCCCTGAATACAGGCTGTCGAAAATCAGAGTTAATCAAACTTGAATGGGCGCGCGTCAGTTTCGAGCGGAGGCTTTTGCTTCTTGGAGCAGATCACACGAAGTCGGCACGTAGGCGTTCGGTGCCGCTCAACGATGCTGCGATTGACGCGTTGCGTGAGTTGTCGGGGTGGCGTAACAGGCATGCTCCGGGCAACCCGTGGGTCTTCGCTACGAAGGCCGATAAGCGTATTACGACGTTTCAGAAGGGATTTGCTGCGGCGGTGCAGCGGGCGGGGATCGTGGATTTTCGCATCCACGATATGCGGCATACCTGCGCCAGTTGGCTTGTGATGGCAGGTACGCCGCTTGAGGTCGTTAGAGACCTGCTAGGGCATTCTTCGGTGACGGTGACAGAGCGGTACGCACACCTTGCGCCAGAGCAGTTGCACGGCGCTGTGCAGCGGCTATTGCCCTTTTGAGACGTCGAAGGCGGGTAGACTAGATCGGAAGAGCACACGTCTGAACTCCAGTCACTTCAGCATCTCGTATGCCGTCTTCTTCTT